TAGTCGGGTTCAAACTCCACTGTAGGAGGGTTTTCGATATCATATCCGTCTCCACCATTAATTTTTGTGATAGAAGCAATTCCACCAAACTTTTTAGTCGAATCTCCTTTATATGAGAAAAATGGAACTCCATTTACACCAATTCCAACTTGCCCAATAGGAGTAGGTGTTTTTGTACTCTTTGTTGATGGTACTAATGGTATTCTCTTCAAATATCGTTGATTTCCTGGATCTGCATCTCCTACAGCAAAAGGACCTATTTTATGTGATGGTATACCTGTACTAGCAACTATTGCATGGTCAGATGACTTATATACGTTTTGTACATCCGCAGTGTACTGAGAGATTAAGTTATTGATAGATGTATAGACACTTGTACCAAATGCAAATTCTCTAGAGATGAAAAATAAATCATCTGTTGCTAATATAGGTTGAGTAGGTGCACTACCAAGAATAAATTCAAATTTAAACTCATCTATGATACCAACAACATCATGTTCGTTATTATAGATGTCTTCAGCAGCATTTAGGATTCTAACCTTGTCATCTCTTCTTAAACGATGTTTTTCTCTAGTGGTAACTGTAACACGAACAGAACCATCAGCAGCAGGTGATGCTAACTCTGCTGTAACCCCTCTAAGTGCTTTTCTAACGTTATATTGGAAGGAACTCCATATTGCATCAAGACTGTCAAAACCAGGTGCTCCAGGCGTTGTAACTTTACTCTTAGGAAGGTAATATTTACCACCATTAGTTAAATTAACTCCTCTTGTTCCACCAAAGACTTTTATTTGAATATCAGACCCATCTCGGTTACTTTTACCGTAAATTCGGAATGCAGCAAACGCTTCTTGACCTGCAATATGCTCATCAGAGGTTGTACCCTCTCTAGCACGCACACATCCAATAAATTGGTTAACTGTTTTGCTTGTATAACTTATTATTTCATCTTGAACTCTAAAACGCCCATTTAACTCTGGCCATCCTAAAGTACTATCAACTGTGATCGTCGTAAAGTCTAATCTTGCAGGTACATCTGATGCAATAGTAGTTTTGTAAGGTGTTACAAAGGTTCCTGAAGAATTATTAGTATCTACGTCAATTTCATAGATTTCTCCATCAGCAGTGAAAACTTTTTGAACACCTTTAACGTAAATACGTGCTTCGTTGACATATGGGTCACTTGGATCATTTTCCTGATATAAAACTTCGCCAACTAACTCTGTAGGGTCTCCACTAACTGCTGTAGCACGAATTACCTCTCTATTAGTGAAATATGCATCCGATGGTTTGAAGATTCTGTCTCTTGGGTATGTAACTTCTGATTCTACGCCAAAAAGTGTTCTTAAAACAAACTGAAAAGACCTAGTTGTGCCTTTTGACGCATAAAAGTCCTTAATTCTCTTAATTACAGTAGATTCAGTAACTCCATCTGCAAAATTCTTTGGATAAGTGGACAAATACTGATCTTTGAACTGTCCCAACATGAAAATTGGGAAAATATTGTTCAAGTTGATAACTTTTGCCCCTAGAGCATGTTCTGCAGCAGTTGTTTCGCCAAAAACGTACTGACTAGCACTTCCAACTGCCTTTACTGCGTCAAATCCTCTTGAACAATCATTAAAAATAGTCTGTCCCTTGTTTTTGTAATAAATGATCTCATCATCTATCATCAAAAGACCTTCATCGGGAAAATCACGAGTTGAAGTAACGTCAACAGTTGTAGAAGTAGTTGACATTGAAGAAATTAAGTCAGTTTCGACAATTAAACTTCCATAATTATCAATATTGTAATAATCACCCCAGTTATTAATAACATCAAAACAATATCCTCTTAATTCTTGTGATTTATAATATGCTTTAACAAATTCTATAAACGTAGGATATTCATCCTGAATGAATGCAGCAAACTGTCCAGGAATATTATGAGATATTTGTGATCTAGATTCAGCGGTAACCTCAGACGGTACAGGTTGAGTTGTAACCGTCGTGGTTGGTGTAGTCCACTGACCGACCTTCCAAGATGATTGATTAGTTGCCATTCTTGTTAACTATAACTGGACTCTGGTATAACTCCCGTACCAGAAAGATTTGAACCACTACTGATAGTGTCTTCTACAACATTAACAGTCGTATTATCTATACCTAATGTCAAATAGGTTTCACGCAGAGAAACAAGGTCATTAGATTCTGGAACTGCACTAAGTTGTAGTATATTACCAGAAGCAATTGTTGATGTAATCACCAAATCGTTAATCACGATCTCTCCCATAGAATAATCAACAGTACCCCAAGAACCTCCAATGTATTCTTTTTCACCACTTCCCTTAATGTAGTAAAGTCTCAACAAACCTGCACCATCATCATTGAGGAAATAAGTATTAACTGTATCACCAGAAATAGCAAATCCTGAAGAGGTAACAGTAGGTTGTGTGGACGTTCCTTGGTTAATGCGGTTACCGTAGCATATCTTATAGTTCACTCGTGCGTTCAAAGTAACCAGAACGTTCTTTCTCATCTTGAGACGAGTGATATTTGAAGTAATTGAAGCGTCTGCACTATCAATTATACCTTGAAGCTTAGAATATTTGAACTTTCCACCAAATTTATTAAATTCAGATCCAGAATTGAGTGCAACTAAGGTAGCAAATACGGAATTTTTGATTACATCTGTTTCTTTCCGTGTAATATTGGGGTTATAATACACAAAACTATCAATATCAATGTATAAAATAGATGGATCAATGATTGTAGGTTGAACTGCTGCTACAGAATACTCTCTGAGCTTCTTCAAAACAACATTTTTCTCCGAAAGTGATAATTTATCTGCATTTTTAGGTTTAATTGCTAAAAATACCTTACCAAATTCAGGAGGTTCCGCTTCTTCACCACCATAACAAGCGATTGAAGCTACATTTGGGTAAATATTTGGAATAATTGCTTCATAATCCTGTGTTGATACTGCTCTACCGAACGCAGAATAGAATTTTGGAGCTGCAAACTTGATTGCTTCCGTAGTTTCTGCATCTTTACCGCCTTCTGGACGCTCAACTAGCGTAATTGTGATGCCAGAAGTCACGGATTGAGCTTCATCGTTGATAAATGTTCCAATATTTTCAAATTGGAGCAATCCATTAGCTCCAGTACCACTAGAAGTGGTGTAAGTAGCACTTACTACGTCTCCATTTGACAAATCTCTACCAACAATACCGTCTCCGAACATAATTTCTGGTCTTCCATACTCAGATTCCTCCAAAAAGAAGACTTTTGATGTAGAATCTATCTTCGTAATGTCTGTTGCTTGCAAATAACGCTCTGTGACAGTTCCAGAAGTGACTAAAACTCGTAAAGTAGAGGTATCTGCTCTATCATTTGTTAAAATAAAACGTTGCCTTTCAGAAGTATTGCGTACAAATGTGTCTGTGAGGAAATTTCCTTCAAATAATTCAATATTAGAGAACGTTGCAATTCCTGTTCCACTATCCACAGTCTGAATTACGTCTTGTCCAATAGAAAAAACGAAGTTATTATTGTCTAAACCTGTAAAATTAACTACCAATCCTTTCTGTAAAGTAATTCTAGATGGATATCCTTTGGTAATTACGCCTTGTGCGTTGGTTGTGACCTGTGTTTGTACTGCAATATTAACAGTACACTTACTAGAACGTGCAGAACGAGGTGTATAACCAAGCATTCTTGCTAGTTTTACAACATTTTCACGTAAAACTGCCGTTTCTAGGAACCCTTCATTGACTGCAAGGTTAGCATTGACCGCTGTATAGTAAGTATTATATGCAAGAGTATCTAAAAGCACCGTCATAGACGATCCTTCAAAGTCATAATCGCTAAACTGTGTTTGTGATTTTAGATAATTTTTAATTTGTGCCTTGATTTGGTTGAATTCTAAGGCATTTACCTGTTGGAATGACATTATGGTTTCAATGCAAGCTCGAGTGAATCTACTGTAGGAGGTATACCTAAGATTACATAACGGATTGATACATCTAAATTGTTACGATCCTCTGTCCATTTAACTTTAGTTTCTAAATGAACTACTCTTGGTTCGTGAATGTTAATTGTATCAGCAATTCTTTCCTGTAACTCAGTCTGTATTGAGGGACTAGCATTCTCGAATAATAGTCCAATTACATTACCACCGAACATAGGATCAAAAGGTTTCTCGTAAAAATTATACAATATGATATTTCTTACAGATTCCTTTATGGCTGCTTCGTTCTTCAGTGACAAAACATCATTTGTTACTGCGTTCTTTTCAAATGTCAACGAGAAGTCTCTAAACGACTTCGATTTTATCGCCATTTATATGACAAAGTTTACCTTCAGATATATTTATACTTCTTTTTTAACATTCTTTACCTTCCTATCTGATCTAGGATCGGTAATTAAATATCTGCAGTACTCATTGCCATGATCATAGAAGTGATCAGACATATCTACGGGTATATTGGCATTCCTTTTGCCATCTACGATTCTATTTGCCTTGGCCACGATACCTCTTTCTTGCTTTGTTACGAGAGGTAGCACTATACTTAGTATGTTGTCCTCTACCTTGTCTTGTTTTCTTTGGGGTTGCTTCAATTGTTGGAAGACCCATTGCATATCTAGTTGCCATAATTTAACCTGCGAATACGTTTGATGAACCTGCTGCAACACTTGTACATGTTGCATCTCCTACTCTACCACATCCTTTGCCATTTACAAAGACTGTGCTACTACCACTTCCTATGGCTGCACTGTGAGGAGGGCACGGTGAGCCTGGTAATAGGTGTGTGGTGTTCTTATCTCCTTGTCTGGATATAGGAATACCATTACAGAAGACGTTACCTGAACCCTGTGCTCTGGACATTCCAGAACAATGGGCTACATCTGCGTCTCCTACTCGTGTTACTGCTGGCATATTAATAATAGTTTGAAATAAAGGAACGTATACCTTCCCACTCATTATATATCTTTAATTCAAGTGTGAAGGATGCGGGTGCTTGGGCAGTCAGGTTCCCTACAGGACCACTCTCCCATTGTACCGTTACGGTGAAAGTTTCAGTTGTGTACGATGTATTGTCCTGATTGAGGTCAAACATTACCTTATCTGGGGGCATGTTAACCAGTCGCTGAACTGTCACAGGGGTAGATGTCTTATCTGATTCTCCTTGCTCCACATACTTAAATTCGTCCACAAAAGGATCTTCTATTGAACCAGTAATTGATACAGATGTACTACCAGGTGTAATTACTAGGTCAGGTTGTGTTCCAGCTACAGTTGCGGTAACATTAGTTACATTACATACATTAGGTGAAGCAACTGAACAAGAAGCACTCACTGTCTGGTTCATTGCAAAGTTAGGTCTAGTTAAATCCGTAAGGAACGTTGCTGTTCCATCAGGTGTGATGGTTACTGCCATATGCTTCTGTTAGTAATCCGTTCTTTATT